GTTTATTAGATACAGTCGGAAAGCCCGACGACCGTCCTGTTGCGGTCACTATTTGCGGCGATAGCGGTTTAGGTAAAACCACGCTTGCTGCATCATTTCCTAATCCTATCGTTATTCGTGCTGAGGATGGTTTACAGGCTATACCATCTGAACATAGACCAGATGCTTTTCCAGTGCTTAAAAAAGAATCTGAATTATGGGATCAATTAAAGGCACTGGCACGCGAAGAACATGAATACCAAACATTAATTATTGATTCTGTCACAGCACTTGAGCGTATGTTCATAAACCATGTGGTTGAGTCAGATCCTAAAAACCCTAAAAGCATTAATCAAGCACTAGGCGGTTATGGCGCTGGATTGCAAGCTGTAGCAGCTATGCATCAACGAGTACGCCGCGCCACTGAGTTTCTGACTGACAATAAAAACATGCATATTGTTTTTGTTGCGCATGCTGACACAGAGACTATTGAACTACCGGATCAAGACCCATACACAAGATACAGTTTACGCCTGGGTAAAAAGTCAATGGCTCCATATATTGATGATGTGGATATTGTCGGATTCCTAAAACTGGAAACATTCACAACCGGAGATGGTGAAAGAAAGAAAGCTATAAGCGATGGGAGTCGTTTACTAGTTACTTATGCCACGGCTGCCAATATCAGTAAAAACAGATACAACATCACAGAAGATTTGCCAGTAGAGATTGGAAAAAACCCGCTATCTGAATTTGTACCAACACTGAAAAAAGGAAAATAAACCATGAGTTCATTCTGGAATACAAGCGACAACGAAAAAATTAGCAGCACCGGACAAGCTGAAATGGGAGGTGGAGATATTGAGCCAATCCCTAACAATACTGATGTATTGGCGGCTATTGATGAGGCGGGCTGGGAAAACAATCAAAACGATGGCGACCATATTGTACTTAGATGGTCTGTGTTGCAGCCTAAAGAATATGCAAATCGTAAAATCTGGCAACGCGTCAGGGTGTTAGATGATGATGATAAAAAAGCAGACAAGGCAAAAAGAATGCTTGCTGCTATTGATGCCAACTGTGGCGGTAAATTAATGAAGTCGGGCGAACAGCCAGACGATGCCGCTTTGATGAAAGCGTTAATTGCTAAACCAATGGTACTCAAGGTGATGCAATGGAAGATTGAAGCCAAAGATTCTACCGATGGACAGGAAAGAAGCGGTAACTGGGTGTCTGCCGTTAGTCCACGCAAAGGAAAACAGCAAAAGGTTGAGGAAAAAAAGCCTGAGCCTGAACAAGTAAGCGATGAAGAAGAATTTGAGGATGATATCCCATGGTAGACATTAAACAGGGAACTGATGAATGGTATGCGGCTCGTAAGAGCCGTATTACCGGTTCAAATGTGGGGGCCATACTTGGATTAAACCCATGGAGAACGGCTGACGATGTAATGCGCGCTATGGTGCGTGATTATCACGGAGCTGAATCTGAGTTTAGCGGCAACGTCGCAACTGAGTATGGCACTTTTCATGAGAACGGCGCTAAGCAAGATTATGAAATGGAAACAGGAAATGATATAGAAGAAGCCGGCTTTTATGTTTCTGATGAATATGAATGGTTAGGCGCGTCTCCTGATGGGTTTGTTAACAATGGAAAACTGATAGAAATTAAATGTCCATACGGACAGCGTGATAAAAATCCGCCTAAGTTTAAAAGCATTAACGATCAGATGCATTATTACGCACAGATACAAATACAGTTATTTGTTTTAGATAGGTCATTGTGTGATTTTTATCAATGGTCACAATACGGAACCATGCTTGAAGTTGTGCATTATGATGATGCGTGGCTTGATGAAAATATTCCAAAACTTGAAGTGTTTTATAAGCAGTTTTTAAAAGAGATAGATAATCCCGAACACTTAAAATCACGCCGCAAGCAAATTGATACGGCTACTGCATCATTATTGATTGATGAATATGATGATTTGCAGGAAGTGATTGACAGAGCAAATGAGCGTAAAAAAGAAGTTCTTTCAGAGCTTGTTGATATGGCCGGCAGTGTCGATAGTGATATATGTGGGCGCAAACTCACAAAAGTTGTGCGTAAAGGCTCTATATCTTATGCGAAAGCAGTAAAAGACCATTTGCCAGATTTAGACCTGTCTCAATATGAAGGCAAACCAAGTGAGTTTTGGAAGCTGTCATGAAAAGCAAATCAAAACAGCTATCTGAAAAATTTGGAGGCGAATGGAAATATGATGGCTCATGCTGCTGGTGGTGCAATGACGGGGTGCGCCACGTAGCAAGAGTGCATACTGGGGGATTTGATGTAAATGGAGAAGCAATGCCGGGATATGGTTATTATCTGTACGGCAATGGCATTCCACGTCCAGTTTATTTTATTTCGCATATTTTTAGGTTGGAATAATGTCTCTAAGACCATACCAACAAAACGCACATGACGCAGTTATTGACTGGGTACGGATGACTACAAGTCCGTGCCTAGTTGATGCGGCTACAGGTGCAGGGAAAAGCCATATCATATCTGCTGTCAGCGAAACTATCCACAAGATAAGCAAAGGCAAGCGCGTCTTGTGCTTAGCTCCGTCTGCTGAATTAGTGGAGCAGAATCACGCAAAGTATATTGCAACAGGAAACGAAGCAAGCATATTTAGCTCATCTGCTGGCAGTAAATGCCTACGCCATCCTGTTGTTTTTGGAACACCTGGCACGGTTAAAAATAAGATAAGCAGATTCCGCGGAGAATTTGCTGCCGTTATTATTGATGAGGCTCACGGCATAACGCCAACCATACGAACAATAATAAAATCAATGTCCAAACACAATACTAATCTGCGCGTTATAGGTTTGTCAGCAACACCATACAGAATGCTAGATGGCTATATTTATGCCATAGATAATAATGACAGACCCGTGCCAGACGGTAAAACAAAAGACCCGTTTTTTGCTAAATGCGTTTATCGAATAACTGCTCATGAATTGATAGATCAAGGCTATCTTACTCAACCAGTTATTGGAGAAATAAACGGCGAGCATTACGACACTATGTCGATGACTGTTAATTCAATGGGGCAGTTCGACAAAGCCGATATTGATAGGGCATATCATGGACATGGTAGAAAAACTGCGGCTATCGTTGGCGATGTTGTCAGGCAGTCAAAAGATAAGATGGGCGTTATGTTGTTTGCAGCAACTATAGAACATGCGCACGAAGTCATGGCAAGCCTGCCGCCTAGTATGTCGAGAATTGTTACCGGAAGCACGCCAAAAAGAGAACGAAAAAAAATAGTCGATGATTTTAAAAAGCAGCGTTTTAAATACTTGGTTAATGTTGCTGTTTTCACGACTGGATTTGATGCTGAGCATGTTGATGTTATTGCGCTACTTCGTAAAACAGAGTCACCATCATTGCTACAGCAAATAATAGGACGTGGGCTAAGGCTGCATAAAGACAAAAAAGAATGTCTTGTTCTGGATTATGCAGAGAATGTGGAGTATCACTTTCCAGATGGTGATTTATTTAACCCTGACATAAAGGCAAAAGGTGAAAAAGGAGAATCTGAACCAATACAGGCAGAATGCGAATCATGCCATGCTGTTAATGAGTTTGGTGCGCGCCCTAATAATGATGGTTACCTAATAGATAAAAACGGGTATTTTCTGGATTTAACAAAACAGCGCGTGCAAGGCGATCATGGTTTTATCCCTGCTCACTTTGGCAGAAGATGCAACGGGCTGGTAAAGCATGGTAGTGAGTTTGTAAGGTGTGATTATAGATGGACGTTTAAAGAGTGCCCGCATTGCTCAATGGACAATGATATATCTGCTAGAAAATGCAGGGAATGCGGTGGGGAAATTGTTGATCCAAATGAAAAGCTTAGGTCTGACTTTAAAGCTTTAAAACGCGATCCAACAAAATTACAGACAGACAAAGTTATTAACTGGGAAGTCAGACCAACCATTAGCCGCGCAGGTAACGACTGTTTGCGTGTAACGGTAACAACTGAATATAGACGGTTTGATTTTTGGATTATGCCAAACAGTAAACATAATGCAGCCAGAAGGAAAGCCATGCTTTTTATTAGTGAGACTGAAAACGGCGGATTTCCTCCTAGAACGATCACTTATAAAAAAGACGCTAACAGTGGCATGTATGATGTTTTGGCATACAACAGAGAAGAAGATACTGAGGAGAATATATCATCATGAAATTTCCAGAATGGTTTTTAATCTGGTATCATTAGGGAGAGCTATTAGAGAAGAGTGTTAGATTATGAAAAGAGAAGATCGGTTTTATGTTTATGTGCATAAATATGCGTCTGGAGAAAATGAGGGAAAGCCTTTTTATGTAGGAAAAGGCGCTGGATCTAGGGCTTATTCAAACTCGTCAAGAAATGCTCACTGGCATGCAGTTAATAAAAAATACGGCAGAATCGTTTCGTTTGTAAAAAAAGGTCTTTCAGAAAACGAGGTATAGAAAACCTTACAAACAAAAGCATTGGGGGAGAGAAAGGTGCTTTAGGTTTCAGGCACAGCGAAAAATTTAAATCCGAGGCGTCTAAAAGAATGCGAATTGAGATGAGAAAAAGAATGAGCGCAGAAGATTTTTTTCACCCATGTTCTGGCAGGGTATTAAGCCATAAAACCAGGGCGCAAATCTCCAATTCATTAAAACGGTTTAGAAAAAACATTTCTGATGAAAAGAAATTATCTATATCAAAGAAAATAAGTGAATCATTAGGTCGGCCTGATAGCATAGAAAAAAGAAGAAAAATAAATTCAGGTGTAAAAAACCCTATGTATGATTCAAGGGTTTTTCAGTTTGCCAACATATCTGGGGAAATATTCACTGGAACTCAGTATGAGCTAGCCCGAAATAAAAAAATAAACAAAGGTAACGTTTCATCAATGGTTTGCGGAAAAAGGAAATCGGTATCAGGATGGAGGATTGTTAAAAATGTTTTTTCCTAGGTGGTTACCTGTGTATGGTGACAAGACATTTAGAGGTAAATGCCCAACAGAGACGCTTGAGCAGGTTACTTTTTTTGCTGAGTTACGCAGAGGATATCCAACTATTGGCATGATTGCCATCCATCCGCGTAACGAAGGAAAAAGAACATACTACCAATCTAGTCAACAAAAAGCGGAAGGAATGACTGCGGGCGCAAGTGATATTGTTATACCTGGCAACCCTTCATTTGTGTGCGAGTTAAAAAGACAAGACCATACAAAATGCAGATGGGAACCAGAACAGCTAGATTATTTAGAAGCTGCTAAAAATAACGGCTGTTTTGTCTGCGTTGCTTTAGGATGGGAATCGGCTTTTAATGCGTTAGAAGAATGGCTAGCATCTACACCAAAATAAAGACCGTCTTATCAGGCGGTCTTTCTATCTCTGAATTAAGCAAAGCGGAACGGTCTGCGATTAGGCTGCCTATATATCATATTTCAGTTCGGGTTTTAAGCCTACCTAAAGAGTATAGGTTGCAAGAAATTAACAATCAACCTGAATCTTTACAGAATTTAATAAAGCAGGAAATAATTAGAATCAATGATATTAGGAATAAAAAATGAAACTCTACACAATCGAATACATGATAAACGGTCGCAAGCATGAGATAGACCAAGCGGGTGAGGATATAGGTGATGCGAGGGTAAGGTTTCTTATGCGTTATCCTGAAGCCAACTTGATTTCTATTCACACAAAAACTGTTGACGTGTCACAGAAATTGTAATAATCTGTTATTTAACAACGAGGGAACAATTATGAGTATCACAAAAACAGAAAAACACATCAAAGGCGAATAGTAATTAAAGACACGATTTAAAAACAACAAGGTTAAAAACATGCAAAGAAAATATAACAAGGATATAAACGTTTTTGATGCATCTTATCAACGAATGGATTTTATATGGAAAAAGTTTGATAGGGTTTAT